GATGGTCGAGGCCGCCTGGCGGCGGTGGACGAAGGCCTGCAAATTCCGCCGCAAGTTGCGGGTAATGCACATGGCCAAAGTCGGCGACGGCGAGTCGCTGGCGTGGACCTTTTTCAACCCGGGTCTGGCGGACGCGGTGCAGCTCGACTTCCGTCCGCTGGAGTGCGACCAGTGCAGCACGCCCTACCTGCCGGCCGGCGAGAAGAGCCGCATCGACGGCGTGCACTTCGACCGGTACGGCAACGTGACGGCCTTCGACATCTTGCCCGAACACCCGGGCGGCCAGTGGTCCGGCTACAACCGGGACCCGATCGAAGTCCCCGCCCGGTTTATCCTCCACTGGTTCATGCTCGAGCGGGCCGGACAACACCGCGGCATCCCGGACACCACGGCGACGCTGAGTCTCTCGGCGGCCGCCCGGCGATTCCGCGAGGCGACGGTGGGGGCGGCCGAGAGCGCGGCCGACTTCGGCGTCATCTTCAATACGAACATGCAAGTCAACGACGGCCCCGACGAGATCCGGCCGTTGACCGAAATCGAATTCGACAAGCGCATGGCAATCGCCGCGCCGATGGGTTGGGACGGTCACCAGATGAAGGGCGAGCACCCGTCGACGACCTTCGACATGTTCAACAAGGCGACGGTGAACGAGCAGGCGCGCCCGCTGTCGATGCCGCGGAATCTCGCGATGTGCGATTCGTCGGACTACAACTTCAGCTCGGGCCAGCTCGATCACCATACCTACTTCGCCGCCTGCGACAACGAGCGGCTCGACGGCGACGACCTGGTGGTCGATCCGCTGTTCGGCCTCTGGTTTCCTGAGGCCCGCGACGTCTACGGTTGGGCCGTCGATCCCTACCCGATCCCGCCCCACGCGTGGGATTGGCCGGGCTATCCGAAGATCGATCCGACCAAGACGGCGAAGGCCCGCGCCGCATCGCTCGGCGTGGGCGCGACGTCGCTTACGCGGATCTATCGCGAGGACGGTCTCGACTTCGAGGACGAGCTGAAGGTCATGGCCAAGGACTACGGCGTCGAGGTCGACGAGATGCGGGCCATTCTCCGCAACGCCGTTTTCAGACAGGCCGCCGCGCCGGAGCCGGAAGAGGAGGAAGAGGAAGAAGAACCGCGGATGGCAGTTCCCGCAGAAGCCATGTTGAGAGGTCGCAATGGATACGCCCGCACCTGAGAAGCGGCCGCCGATCGAAGCGTCGGCAAGATTCCCCTCGGCGATCGAGATCCCGGCGGAGGTCGTCATCGAGGCCGCCGGCGACGGCAAGCTCGGCCCCCGGCGGATGGACATCCGCGCCTACAACGGCGGCAAGCTGCGGATCGAGCGCTATCCGGTTCCCGTGGTGGCGAACATCAAGGGAATGAAGCTCCGCCGCCGCAAGCTGCCGATATTCCGGGACCACGACGAGGGCCGCGTGGTCGGCCACGTCGACCGCCTCGACAAGACCACCGGCCGGCACATCGACGCCCAGGGCGTTGCGTCCGGCAACAACCAGGCCACGGCGGAGATCCTGGCATCGGCCGACGACGGTTTCCCGTGGGAGGCGTCGATCAAGGCAATCCCGACGTCCCCGCCGGTCATGGTCCCGGCCGGCAAAACGATACAAGTCAACGGCCGCGACCAGACGGGGCCGTTCATTCTCGCGCGCACCAGCGAGCTTACAGACATTTCGATCGTCGCACAGGGCGGCGATGAAGAGGGCGCTACGGTCCGCATCGCGGCCGCCGCGGCCGGAACTTCCTACCTGGAGGTAATACCCATGGAGTTTGATCAATGGCTGGAGGCGATAGGCTTCAAGTCGGAAGAGATCACCGACCAGCAGCGCACCGCGCTTAAGGCAAAATTCGACGCCGAGTCGAAGACCGTCGAAGGGGCCCCGCCGATCAAGGCGAAAGCGGGCGACAAGCAAGACGAGGATACCAAACCGCCCGACACGAGAATCGCCGAACTGCCGACGTTCGATCCCGTGCAGATTCAGGCGACCTACGCCAAGCACTCGGCCGAGGTCGACGTCGAGCTGGAGAAATCCCGCGACAAGATCGCCGACACGGAGAAGTTCGCCGAGATCAAGGCGAAGGCCCGCAAGACGGGGATCGACCTGTACGAGAAGGCCGTCGCCGAGGAGTGGCCGGCCGTGAAGCTCGAAGCCGAGTGCATCCGGGCGGCCGCCGATCTGCGGGTGCAGTTGGTCCGCGAGGAGCGCCCGAAGGTCCCGGCGATCCACAACACGAGCCGCGACGCGACCGGCCCGGTCATCGAAGCGGCCCTCTGCCAGTCGGCCGGCTTGCCGGACGTGGAGGAGCAGTACGACGAGAAGACCCTGGAGACGGCGGACCGCCAGTACCGGAACCTGGGTCTGCAAGAGACCCTGTTGATTTCCGCCCGGCTGGGCGGCTACACGGGCCGCCAGACGATCCACCAGGGGAACATCCGCGAAGTGCTCCAGTGCGCCTTCGGCCACCAGCCGATGCAGGCGGCGTTCTCGACGGTGTCGCTGCCGGGCGTCTTCTCGAACGTGGCGAACAAGTTCCTCATTGCCGGGTTCGACCACGTCGAACAAACCTGGCGGCTGATCAGTTCGACACGTCCCGTCACCGATTTCAAGGCCATCACGTCCTACCGGATGACGGACGACTTCGTGTACGAGAAGGTCCCGGCGTCCGGCGAGATCGAACACGGGAAGGTCAGCGAGGAGAGCTTCACCAACCAGGCCCACACCTACGCGAAGATGTTTGCGCTGACGCGCACCCACATCATCAACGACGACCTCGGCGCGTTCGACGATCTCCGCCGTCGCCTGGGTCGCGGTGCCGGGCTGAAACTCAACCGCGTCTTCTGGACGGAGTTCCTGGACAACGCGACCTTCTTCACCCAAGCCCGGAGCAACCTCATCACCAACACGCTTGACGAGGCCGGCGCCGGACTGGCGGCCGCCGTCTTGGCACTGGACGGCATGACCGACGGGCAGGGCAACCCGATCGACGTCGAGGCCTCGATCCTGCTGGCCGGATCGGCGTTGTACCCAACCGCGAAGAAGCTGTACGAGTCGATGGAGATCCGCAGCGCGACCGGCAAAATCCAGGTCGCGAATATCTACCGCGGCGAGTACCAGCCGGCGAAGTCGAAGTACGTCAACAACGCGACCTACGGCGGCAGCGCGACGGAGTGGTACCTGTTGGGCACGCCGGGCAACATGCCGGTGATCGAGGTCTGCTTCCTGGGCGGCCAACAGGCGCCGACGGTCGAATCGGCCGAAGCGGCCTTCAATACCCTCGGCGTCGAGTTCCGCGGCTACCACGACTTCGGTTGTGCCAAGAAGCACCATCGAGGCGGCGTGAAGAGTACCGGCGCCGGCTAGTAGTCCGATCGATCAAGTGCCCGGACGGGCCCGCTGCCCGCCCGCCCGGGCCTCGCGTTTCGGGCAGTCGCCTGGATCTGGCAACGAACCAATTCACAAGTAAGCAAGAAGGGAGCATATCATGGCTCAAACACAAACCCCCGCCATTCTGCGATACGACGGGCGCTACATCCGGCACACGCCGTCCAGCGCCGTCTACGGCGGCGACGTGGTCGAAGTGGGCGACATGCCCTTGATCGCGCCGATCGACATCCCGGCGAACGAGGAAGGTGCGCTGGACACCGACGGCATCTACGACGTGCCGAACGAAGACGGCCTCAGCGGCTCGGAAGGCGACGCGATCTATTGGGACAACAACGGCAACCCGGAAGTCGGCACGGCCGGCACCGGGTGTGCGACCACGACCGCCAGCGGCAACAAGTTGATGGGTTTTGCCACGGCCGATTGGGTTGCCACCGCCACCTACATCCGCGTCAAGCAGACCTGTGCGAAGCGGACCACCACGATCGGCGGCAGCGTCACCGCCGACGACATCACGGGTTCCGACGCCATCATGAACGTCACCGGCAAGGCCGGGGCCGCCGGTAGCGCCGGCGGTACCGTGCCGATCGCCGGCGGGGCCGGCCACACGAACGGTGCCGGCGGCGCGGCCGGTGTGACCGGCGGGGCCGGAGCGGGAACCGGGGCCGGCGGCGCGGTCAACCTCACCGGCGGGGCGTCCGGATCCGGGGCCACCGGAAACGGCGGGGCCTCAACCGTGGTCGGCGGGGCGGCCGCCTCGACGAACGGTGCCGGCGGAGCGGCCGGTGTGACCGGTGGGGCCGGAGCGGGAACCGGGGCCGGCGGCGCGGTCAACCTCACGGGCGGGGCCTCCGGATCCGGGGCAACCGGAAACGGCGGGGCCGCAACCGTGGTCGGCGGGGCGGCCGCCTCGACGGACGGTGCCGGCGGCGCGGCCGGTGTGACCGGCGGGGCCGGATCGGGAACCGGGGCCGGCGGTGCGGTCAACCTCACGGGCGGAGCGTCCGGATCCGGGGCAACCGGCAACGGTGGCACGGCGACCGTGGCCGGCGGGGATGCCTCCTCGACCAACGGCAACGGTGGCGACGTGGAACTGACGCCCGGAGCCTTGGCAGGCACGGGCCGGGATGGACGGGTTCATGTTGGTGGTTTCGGTGCCTTGGTGAAAGCACAGACCATCGCCATGAACGACGCGCAGGTTGCGTTGACCGCGGTAACCCTGACGGGGAACTGGTTGCTCGTTGACCCCGAGTCCGGCGAGGCCTCGGAGAACCTGCTCTTGCCGCCGGAGGCGGACATGGCAGACGTGATCCTGTTCATCAAGAATACCGGCGGCGAGCACATCGCCCTGCAAAACGATGCCGGCGGTGCGATCGGCACGATCGAGGACGCCGAGGCCGCGATCGTCCATTGCGACGGCACCACTTGGACCATCATCCAGTTCACGGAAACGACGTAGGCACGATCTCCTTGTGCGAGGCCGGTGGGTGTCCCTTGCGAAAGGGGCCCCGCCGGTTTCGCCCGGGTCTTTCGCAACGGGCCCGGACGAAACCGGCGAGGTGCTGTATGGGAAACATGCTGGACGAGGGCGTCGCGGCGCTGCTGGACGATCTGAAAGGGTCGGCCAGTTACCGCGTGAAGTACACGCAAGGCGCCGGCGCTTGCCAGTGGGATGCGACGCTCGGCCGGAGTGAGTACCTGGCAGAGGACGATAACCAGGTGGTCGTCACTCGCCACACCGACATGGATTTTCACGGAGCGGCGGCCGACCTGGTCATCGGCGGCGACCCGGTCACTCCGGCGCCGGGCGATCGGATCGAACTGTTCCGGGGCCGGGCGACGGAGACCTACGAAGTGATGCCGGTCGACAAACAGTGTTTCAAGCTGGACGCGACGCAACAGAAACTGACGATCTTCACCAAGCGAGTCAAGAGGGCGTAATGACCAAGGCAGTTCTTGTCGAAATCGCCGACGACGTGGTGACCCACCTGAACGCCGACCTTTCGTGGTCGCAAGATTTTGAGGCCGCCCGGGCGCCGATCGACTTTGAGGACGAGCTGGAGGACGACGGCCTCCACGTCGACGTCGCGATCGGCCGGCTGGCCGAGGGCGAGGCCTTCAGCCGGGCCGACCAACAGGGCACCTACGACATCGACGTGGCGGTTCGCAAGAAGTGCAACGTGTCCGACCTTTCGGTCACCGATCCGCTGTGGCTTCTGTTGCAGGAGATTCGCGACAATTTCCTTGAGCAACGGTTGCCGAATTACACCGAAGCCTACTGCGTCGGCTGGGCGTCGAAGCCGACATACTTCCGTTCGCACGCCCGCAAGTTCCGGCAGTTCACCGGCGTCATCACGCTGAAGTTCCAAATCGTCAGGGAGTTGTAGCCATGACCATGCCCGACGTCATCCAGGGAGACCGACACTACGCCGGCGACGTATCGTTTGGCAAGTCCGTGACCCTGCCCGCCGGCACCATCACCGACGAGAAGGTGGCTCCGGGCGCAAAGCTCTCCGCCAGCAAGCTCCAGCACCAGTACGAGCGGACGATCGCCGACGACAGCAACGAGACGCCCGAATCGTTCAAGTCGGTGGTCCATGTGGTCCACGGGGCCACCGGCGTGCTTGTCGGTTTTCAGGCGGGGGCGGTGGTCGCGGCGACGGGCGGCTCGGTCGATCTGAACGTCAAGAAGAACGGAACGTCGGTCCTGACCGGAGTCGTCACGGTGGACAGCGGGACGGCGGCATACGGGACGGAGTCGGGGACCTTCAGTTCGACGGCCCTTGCCGCCGG